ATCTTTGGCAATTTCCATTGCTTCATTGAATCGCTTGCGGAAACGATTGCTCTTTGCACCATGATTAATAAAGTAATATAAACTATCTATATCACTACTATATGTAGGCAAATCATAAGTCTTGCGGTAAGACACAATATTCTCATACTGAGTCCTAAGATTGAGAACAACAAACAAAGAGTTTTTATCCATTGAGTTGTTGGGGTGGGTCATCGTCAAAGCCTTCATATTCATCATACATAACCTCGTTCAAGCTGAATCCTGGTAGAGTTGTTTCGTTCTCGCTTGCGCGAATGCGTTGGGTTTTGTCCAACGAAATCTTCTTGTTACGATCTTTCTTTTTATTGCGAGGATCGTATCTCCCAAATTTAGCCATTAGAAACCTCCTTGGCCGAACTCCCTAGTGTTTTCGATATAAGCTCCAAGTTCATTGAACCCGCCAATAAACTTGCCATGATGCCATATTGCTGGCACTGTTTTGATTGTGATACTCTCTGCGCTTGCTTTCTCTTTTAATGCAGCCAGATTAGCCTCACCATCAAACCGATCGTCTACTGAATAGTACTCAAACTTAAATCCATACTGATGACAAAGCTCCTTAGCCTTGTCGCACCACTCGCACATTTCCTTCCCGTAGATTATAAACTTCATGATTCCATTCCTAACATTTCCTTTGTCATAATATAGTCTCGAACAAAGTCTGATCTAACGATATCTTCCCAACCAAAGTTAATAATCTCAAACTTCTTTAGTTGTTCAACAATTGTCAAGAACTTAATGATACCATCTTTTTCATCTCTGTACTTGAAATCAGACTGCAGATAGTCTCCTGCAAATATAATTCTAGATCCTTTGCCCACTCGTGTTATAACAGAATCCAATTCGTGAAACGAAAGGTTCTGCATTTCATCTACCAATATTACAGCATTATCTAAAGTAAGTCCACGGATAAAAGATGTAGATTCAAATTGAATTTTCTTTGCTGTAACAGCTCTGCCCCACGATTGTGTATCTCCGAACAACTCACAAGCAATAGCTTTATAAGGTGAAGTAAACACATCTTCCTTTTCTTCTTTTGTTCCTGGCAAGAATCCCAACTCTCTTGTAGGAACCATTGAACGAATTATTACTAGTCGATCCTGCTCTGTATCTGGATCCAACACCTGCTCAAGTCCAAGATACATTCCCATGAATGTCTTACCAGTTCCGGCAGAACCAGTCAACACCAGATTGTAATCATCTTCCCAAGCATCGTATGTCAGCTCTTGGTTTTTAGTAATAGGGTGATACTCAAGCAGATCGTCAAGTCTAACCTGCAAAGAGTTGTGGGATTGCTTATGACGTTTTTGTGACATTATATATTAATCGTGTTATCTTTTCCAGAGCCTTTTTTAATCTCCCTTAGTGTATCTTTCCATCCATCTGAAGTCAGTCTGGCAGTTCCTCCAACACCCGAAACAATCTTAGGAGCCACTAGCTTTTGAGTATAATCTCCACCTGCTATTAGCTCATCTCGTTCGGTAAAAGATAGGATCATATCCCGTTCTTCGCCGGTTTCTTTATTAATCATTGTGTAAGTTGGCATTGTGTTTCCTATTAAAGTAATGTGGCTAGCTTTTACACTAGCCACCTTAACCCTCCGTATGTTAGATGTGAACAGCAATTCTAGATTCTAGAAACTCCAACTTCTTTGATAACTTTGCCACTAGAGTTGATTTACCCTTAGCTGATAGCTCTGTTATATATTCCCGAAGTTCTTGTGAGTCTTGTTGAAGTACAGAAAGCTGAAAATCAGTCATACACATCTCCTTAATTGTTTTTGTTTAGGTTAATGAACCAGTCCTGGAAAGGCCTCCTCTACTAATTTTTTAGTAAGGCCTTTGGCCAGCTGCTTTTTTGCCACCATCTTTAATAGAAGTTCGGCATCGTCAGGGTGGATTTGTTCTATCAAACGGATGAATATACTCTCTCGTTTGAAGGCTGGAAGATTGTCGCCTGAACCACCCTTTATTAAATCATTAAACTTACGTGTTTGTTTGAGAAGGTTAGATGGAACGCTACGCTCTTCTGCAGCCTCAAACGGAGGTCTACCAGGTGGGAGGTTCCACTCTACTTTTGAATGATATGCACCAACCAATACATCTTTCAATGCTTGAGTCTCATGTTGTTTCAGAAGGGAGATCTTTTCTTCTCTGGTCTTTGCTTTTGAAACCAGTTCAATAATTTCATGTATTCTTTTAGTCACGTGGTGTGCCATTATACAAATTCCTCAACACTCTCTAACAACATTCTACATCTCTTTTCAACAAGGTACGGAAACACTTTTCCTCTGTCGCTTGCCTTTTGATTGGTGTAATTATATATAATTTCTTTTCTGATGGGATCCGGTGTTTCCGACAGATCAATCAACTTTTTATTACGGAGATAGTTACGATAGGTTTCTTCGCCCATACTTTTGGGATCGTTTATTAGCTGATCAACTATCTTCTGGCGCAGAGGTGTCTGACGAATACCTTCAACAAACACATTGTCACCACTAAGAACATTAGGAACACCATCAGAAGTATCCCCCTTGAGAATTAACTCCATGAGCTGCTTACGAGGTGTATCTGTTTTGATGAACTTCTTCTGCACAGGAGAATACTGAGCAACATTATCATACTTCTGTAGCTGAGCAAAGTCCTTGTCACCAGATATGATCATAACATCTTCGTGCTGACCAAACTCCTGAGTCATATCACAGAGCACGCCAATGATGTCATCAGCTTCACACTCCTCGACCTCTACAACCTTGTATGGAAAGTTCTCTTTGATCTCTTGCTGAACCATATTAGTAATGCGGAATAGCTCTGTCCAATCCATCTTAGATTCTTTGCGGGCGTCTTTACGTTTGAACTTGTATGGAGGGAAAGCATCCTTACGCCAATTCTTGAATCCGTCACAGCAGATGACTACCTCACCATACTTTGCTTTATTCTTTACCCGATGCATCCGAATACTATTAAGGATCATGTGGCGAACCATATTCTCTTCAACTTCCATTTTCATAGCAACAACATTACTAATAGCAATTGCATTATAATCAATCAGAATCATTATTATTCCTTATATGTTTAGAGTGGATCTTACATCCAATAAATTCATTGTAGTACTCGTCACTGAGCAGTACATCATATTGAAATTGTAGCTTAGCTTCATAGTAAGAACATTCACCCTTAGTTCTACATAAGTATAGCACATCTCTACGGTAGTTGTCAACACCTTTTTGTTCCACAAGTTGTTTCACCTCGGTAGAGGAGCCATAGTACTTACGCCAATCGCTTTCTACACGTGTTTTAACGCGTCTCTTGCGCGTCTTAGTCTTGGGGAGGATCTTTGGCTTCCAGAAGAACTTCTTGCCAATATACTTCTTTCCTGTATCGATTTCGGTTATCATATAGACAAACCCTTGATACTGTTCGGGTGTTTCTTCGAACACCTCATCATTATAATACCACATAAAAAATAAGCCCTTTCGGGCCTATTTAGTCTTCATCTTCCATTAGCTCATATGAGGTCGGATATCCACACATTGGACAGTTCTGAGGTGCCTCATCGTTATCAATAACCATTACCTGCGTTTCTGTATCACAGGCGACACAATCTGTCCAATATTCTTCTTCCATGTGTTTTTATCTCCTACATACACAAATCTTCATACCTGGAGGTATATAGGCGGTGACGACTTTTGTCGCCACCCCTACGTGATGTGAATAAATTAAAAAGTAATCTCACATGCGCCACCTTGACATGCAACTGCACCCATTGTATCAATCTCTGTGAATCTCTTCTCATCCAGTTCATCAACAAAGTCAATAGAATTAATGTTCTGTTGAATCTTTGTCCACTTGTGAAGAAGGAATACATCTTTGAGACAATACTCTGCTTCTTTGAGATCATTCATAAAGTAGTTGTCAGCAAATTTGTTGAATCGACGAATCCACTCAGCGCGTAGATCAGATACTTCACCTTGATACTCTGGTGGAGTCTGAGCTACCATAGTAGCTTCCCATAAGTCACGGAACCCCTGCTTACGAGTATCGACAATCAACCCAGAAGCAAACAATGCAGCTTTACCATACTTGGATACAATTTGTTGTTCGGTTAGAACTTCAGTCATAGGAGCTTGAGCAAAATCTTT